TGCATTGGATAACGTTCATGTATCTCTGTCCATTTCTGATACAAAGTATACTCACGTACATCCATTTGAGAAGCATAGGTTAAATCCCTGATAAGAGTTTCTTTTAATACCTCTGTATCAATATGTTCAAAAGATTCAACAGGATTCTTTTCTTTCCATTCATCCCATTGTTTATCTACATAATCTATTGGAGTTGCCATTATTGTGTCGCTTGTACCATTTTATTTTGTGCTTTGAAATAACGTGTCATCATTTTGGTTAATTTGGCACGTTTCTTAAGACCACTTTGTAATGCAAGTGGTTTTGCTTTCTCAGTATACACTATTCCGTTCATATGGTCAAGCTCATGGAGGAAACATCTTGCACTCATACCAATATAATGTGCTTCTTTCTTCTCTCCGTTATAATCTTGGTATTCCACCCAAATCTTTTCAGGTCTGGTGATTCGTAAGGACAAACCAGGATAAGACAAACAAGCTTCTTGCATATGTACTTCACCTTCAGTTTTTACAACTTTAGGATTAAAGAAGGCCACATACTCTTGTCCAGCACCCATTACAAACATACGGTATGGAAATCCACATTGGTTGGCAGATAAACCAAAACCATTATTCTTAATACAGGTTTCTACCATTGAGGATGCAAAGTCGGCTGCATTGATTGGTGCATTGTCAAAATCAAACTCTGGTAATACTTCTTTAAGAATTGGATCAGTTTCAGGAACTAAATCAAACGTTTCTATATGTTCAACTATCTGTGTTCCAGAACCTGTGTCAATAACAATGGTATCATCAACTTTTTCATGTGTTTTTTTCGCTTTGTTCATTTTGCTATCCTACTAAAATTATTATACTTCTCGAACTTAATCACGCTCCGGAACTTATCAAAGAGCTGATCCCCCTTGTGTGATATAACAAATACGTTTGTATCTGTACCTATCTCATTAATCAATTTCATAAATTCTTCTGTACCAGTTAAGTCTAGACTAGAATCAAATACCTCATCAAGTATCAATAGATTAGTATTTGTAGAATTCTTTAACTTAGCGATTTGTCGCCAGGTAAATAATAAGGCCAAGTCGATACGCATTTTTTCTCCTTCGGAGAAATTAGCATAAGAAAACTCATCACGATGCCTGCTCTTAATTGTTTCATTAAAGTTCTCATCTATGTTGAAGTTAACAAAGAAGTCCATTGCCGTCAAATATTTGTTAATCAACTTATTCATAATTGGTAAGTATTGTTTAATGATTCTAGTTTTGATACCAGTATCTTTTAACAATGTTGCCGCATAATCATAGTAGTGTTTATCAATAGATAGTTTTTCAGCAACTTGGTTATGGTCAAACAATTCAGACTTCAAGGCTAACAACTTGGCATTTACTTCTGCCATGTTATCTTTTCTGGTAGTCAAATCATTAATGTCTGTCTGCAATTTAACCAAATATTTGGTAATAGCATCCATAGTTGAGGTATGTTTAACTATCTCATTCTGGTGTGCGTTGATATGTTTAACAACACCACCAATTACTATCAATCTGTTGTTGAGTTTGTCAATCTCCGTTGTAATTTCTTCAAGACCCTTTTGTTGAGTATTGATTTTATCTTTGCGTTCGTTGACTTGGAGTTCTTTGAATCCTCCGTCAATTGATTGTCGGCAAGTGGGACAGTTATCGTTTTGTTCATAGAATTCGATATCCTTTTTAACTTTTTTAATGTTAGACTCTACCTTGGCTTCTAATTGGAAAAGTTTTTTGTTCTTCTTTTCCAACGAATCTTTATCCGCAATCTTAGACTGTAACACATCAATATGTTTCTCAATCAACTTGATGTCTTTTTGTAGTTGTGCAAATTGTTTTTGACTCTCTACAATCTCATCACGTTTCTTTTGTATTTCGGCTTCGTTGTGTTTCTTGTTTTCTTCTATGTTCTGGTTTTGTAATTCAATCTTTTCTTCCGTCAATGATATGGCATACTTTACTTTAGATGCCTCATCTTTAATTTCTGATAGTTTATCTTTAACTACAGAGTTCATTGATGAAAAGATTTGTATGTCTAACAAGTCTTCAATAATGCCTCTGCGGTCACCAGGAGATAACTGCATGAACGGTACGAAAGAAGCTGAACCGAGGATGACTACTTGCGTAAAGGACTTATAATTTAGTTTGAGAATAAATTTCTCTAAATGTTCCTGATAGTCTTTTGCTTTCGCATCCTGGTTCACCAAAACACCGTCACAATAGATTTCAAACACATTTGGTTTGATACCACGTATGACCTTGTATTCTTTCTTACCAATCTTAAACTCAATTTCAACTATTCCGGATTGATTGTTGATGCTGTTCAATAAATTGGGTTTGTTTATTTTTCTAAAGGGTTTACCAAATAAACCAAAACATAAAGCATCCAAAAGCGTTGATTTGCCGGCTCCATTATGACCAACAATTAGTGTATTGGAAGACTTATCTAGAAGGATTTCAGTAAAACTGTTACCAGTAGATAATATATTTTTCCATCGGATAGTAGTAAAAGAACCATTTTTATAAATATTAATAAACCACAACAAGTAAAAAGTCAATCATGTATATTATATATCTTTTAACAAATAAAGTCAACAGCAAAGTTTATATTGGTGTAACTAACAATTATACCAAAAGAATGAGGGAACATAGTGGTGCCTATAACAATTACTTAATATCAAAAGCAATTAAGAAACATGGTTGGGAAAGCTTCCATTCACAAATTTTATTAAAAACAGAAGATGCTGATTATGCTTATAAAGTGGCTGAAGCTTCATTCATACAACAATATCAATCTAATAATACAGAGAAAGGTTACAATCTAACTGAAGGTGGCCAAGGAACTCTAGGATATAAAGTATCATTGGAAACCCGAAAAAAAATGAGAGATAAAAAGTTAGGTAAAAAACTCACTCCAGAACATATTGAAAAAATATCTAAATCAAATCAAGGAAAATTATTTTCAAAAGAAACCCGAAAAAAAATATCCAAAAAATTAAAAGGTAATAAAAACTTTCAAGGAAAAACATTTACCGATGAAGTTAAACAAATTTTATCGGAACACAAAGCTAAAGATTGGCAATTACTTTCTCCGAAAAATCAAATTATCAATATACACAATATGAGAAAGTTTTGTATGGATAATCATTTACATCATTCTGCGATAACTAGAGTATTACAAGGAAAACAATCTCACCACAAACAATGGAGAAAAGCAACATAATATCATGCTGTTTCAGTATTCAATGCTTCTACATAAACTTCTTGTAGAATATTTTTTAACATATTATTGTCAATACTATTGTCCTGTATAGTGTCCACATAACGATTAAGAATTGTAATTGTATCTTGTGCCTGGTCAACCATTTCTTCATCTACACCCTCCGTCAATTCGGTAAAATCTTCGACAATAGTAATGTCTATTGGATTAACATTATACAAGTTATTCATAAACTTGTCAAACAAATATGGGTTGGTTTTGTTAACTACTACCACCTTCACATACGTGTTGGCATAACCTGTCATATCTTTATTAGTTATTTCAGATATTGATTCTGCCTTGTCATCGTAAACGATACGATGAAACATTACATTTGGATTAGGAATAAAATCAAGGTTGTGAGTATCCAAATCAAAGAGGTGGAAGCCACGAGTATCGTTGTAATCTTGCCAAGTAAGTTCGTAGGGATTACCAAGGTAAGTAATGCTATCGGAACTAGAACGGTGATGATAGTGTCCGCTAAAAGTCTGTTGAAATTTTCTAAAAATATCACGTTTGAGTCCTTCTTGTGATGGCATACCACGGTGCATGGCAAAGCCTTCAATCTCGAAATGGCCACAACATACGGTAGCAGAAGTATTTTTAATTTCTGCCAAGGCTATATCATAGTTTTCGGCATTGATCCACGGAATCATACACACATCATGTGAGGTATCTGCGTATTGGAGATGTATTGTTTGTGGAGAATCAATAACGTTGATGTTTTCGTACTCGCCCAATAGTAAAGCAACCGAATTAACGTCATTGGTATTTTTAAAGTATGTGTCGTGATTACCAGCCAACATATGGACAGTAATCTTACGTTCTGCCAACCCATCAAAGAACATTTCTTTAGCTCTTTTGAGTGTGTAGAAATTTACATATTTACGCCTGTCAAACGTATCCCCAAGTATGAGAACAATACGTATATTGTTGCTATCCAAAACAGGAAAGAAAGTATCCTTATAAAATTTCTCATAATAATCTAGGAAATGAATCGAATCATTCCTTGCTCCTAGGTGCTGGTCAGTAATTAATGCTATTTTCATCTGTCGAATTGTATCATAATGTATTACACTTGTCAAGCCGGCTCTATAAACTTCTCCAGGCCTTTCGGTTTCTTCTTGGCATCCTTCTCATCTTTCTTGTTCTTCTTGGCAATTTCGTAGTTCTCTATGAACTCTCCTATATTGTCATATAGTTCGAATTGTCTGGTAGAACCGTCCTCGGATTGCAACATTTCAAATTCGTCCAGGACTCCGAACATTTCGGTAGCCTTGTACTTAACATATAATTGTTTCTTCTCCTTTTGGATCCTTCTAAGAAAGGCAAAGAAGATTACCTGTGTAAAGTATGCAAATGGGTTTTTAGATTTGGTTTCGTCAAAGTTGGCAAAATACATGAGACAGTTTTCAATACCATCTGCAATCATTTCATCTCGGTAGGTATAGTTGATGAAGTTTGGTTTATGAGACAGACCTTCGGCAATCTTCATAA